CAAGGTGGCCTTCCTTACGCAGAACTTGAGGAGGAGATTGCCAACTACCACATCAACAACATTCAGAACGGTCTTGCGCCTTCTATGCTTATCAACTTCAACAACGGCGTGCCGAGTGAAGAAGAACGCAGAACCATCGAGCAGCAGATTGCCACGAAGTTTAGCGGTAGTTCAAACTCTGGCAAGTTCATCCTTGCGTTCAACGACAATAAAGAACTCGCGGCAACGGTTGACCCAGTGCAACTTTCAGATGCCGCTAATCAGTATCAGTTCTTGAGTTCAGAGGCAACGCAGAAGATCTTGGTTTCTCACCGTATTGTAAGCCCTATGCTTTTGGGTATTAAAGACAATACAGGCTTTGGCAATAACGCGGATGAACTGAAGACCGCATCCACACTTTTGGATAACCTTGTAATCCGCCCCAAGCAGGAGATTATCATTGACGGCATAGACCAAATCTTGGCCTACAACGACATCAGCCTAAACTTGTACTTCAAGACCCTTCAGCCTTTAGAGTTTACCAATGATGTGGTGACTCCTATGGATATGGAGACCCGCGAGGAGCAGACGGGGGTTAAGCTATCAAGCCAAGCCCCAGAATTCTCCCAAGATGATGAGCATAAGTGGATAAATGCCCTGCGGGGAAAGGGTGAGGTCGTTGATTTAGAAGAATGGGAACTCATCAGCGATGAGGTAGTCAACGACCCAGATAACGAGGACACTCACCTCGCTACCCAGTACAACTTTGCCGTAGAGGATTTCAGTAACCCCGAAGAAAAGAGCAGCTTTGATAGCGGGCTTTACAAGATACGCTATGCGTACACCCGTAACATCAGCAGCAACTCCCGTGAGTTCTGCCGCGAGATGGTAGGAGCAGCAAACGGAGGAACAGTATTCCGCAAAGAGGACATCGATATGATGAGCTTCAGCGGAGAGAATGGCCAGTTTGCCCCCGAAGGTCAGAGCGTGTACTCTATATGGAAGTGGAAGGGCGGAGCGTTCTGCCACCACGCTTGGAGGCGTTTGGTTTACTTCCGCAAGAGGCAGGGTGGTAAGTTCCTACCTAACGAAGGTCTGGACAATGACAAGCTTGTAAGCACCGAGCAGGCAATCAAAGAAGGGGTACCAACCAGTAAGCTCGTTCCTAACGGATGGGATGCTGCTCAAACACGACCCATTGACACATCATCAAGAGGATCATTAAAATACAGATAAGAAATGGCAACTGCACTTTGGATTAAACGAGAGGACTTGGTTCGCAACACCGCTATTGGCGGTAATGTGGACACGGACAAATTTATCCAGTTCATTAAGATAGCACAGGAGATTCACATCCAAAACTACACAGGCACGAAGTTGTACGATAAGATCAGCAACGACATCATCGCAGGAACTCTTGCCAACCCTTACTTGGCGTTGGTAAACGACTACCTTCAGCCGATGCTTATCCATTGGGCTATGGTGGAGTACTTGCCTTTTGCTGCTTACACCGTAGGCAATGGTGGGGTATTCAAGCACAACTCCGAGAATAGCACTACCGCTGAAAAGATTGAGGTTGACTATTTGGTAGGCAAGGCTCGCGACTTAGCGCAGTACTACACCGACAGGTTTATCACTTATATGTCTTACAACCAAGCGCAGTTCCCTCAATATAATTCCAACAACAATGCAGATGTCTACCCCGACACCGATGCGAACTTTGCAAGCTGGGTTCTCTAAAAAGACCTATGTGCCAAAGAAGGGCAATATCATCAAGTTAAAGAGTTACTTAAAAGAGAAGGATAACAATGGCTAATTTTATATCGTGGGGAGTAGTGTACTGCTCTACTTGGTTTGGCCAAGTGGATGAGACTACTTTGTCTATCCAGAATCAGTCAGCACCTCCGTGCTTCGCTCCTGCTAATGAGTTTGTAGCGCAGTTTGAGACTCGTGTGCTGAATGATGGAGGCACGTTTGAGGGCTTTGATTGCTTGACTGCTGCTTTGCAGGACTTGGGCGAGGACACCTACTATGATATTTTTGACACCTACATCCAACGTATGACAGACGATGGAGCAACACTTGAGGGCGAAGAATGCCTAATTGACCAACTATTTATTTTGAATTGATATGAGTTTTTTTGATGACGCAAGTCTGGTAATGATTCCTTCGGGGTACAAAGACCAAAAGGTTTACTCGGTTAAGCCGACCGATGGTACTGGCGACCTAACCTTCAGCCGTGCCTCAAGCGCCACCCGTGTGCAGAGCAATGGCCTAATTGAAAAGGTGCGGACTAACATTGCTTTGTATTCAGAGCAATTTGATAATGCTTATTGGTCAAAATATCTAGCGACAATAACTGTAAACAGTACAACCGCACCAAATGGCACATTAACCGCAGACACAATTACGGATAGTATTGTTCTTGGTTCGCATATGATTTTTAGGACTGCCACTTGGAATACCACCTCACAAACCTTTTCTATTTTTGCAAAAGCGGGAACATCTTCAAGGGTTTGTATCTTAAACAATTCTTTAGGCACTGGTGTTTTCGCTAATTTAGCTGATAGCACTATTGTTGTAGATTCGGGATTTGTTGGAACACTTACTGCGGTAGGTAACGGATGGTTTAGAATAACTGCAGCGCACACCGCTGCTAGCTCACAAACTTTATCGGTTGGTTTATTTACTGGAACATCAACAAGCGAGTATATTGGAACTGGCTCTACTGCTTTTCTTTGGGGAGCACAATTAGAAACGGGTGACATAGCAACACCCTACATCGCCACCACCACCGCAGCGGTATCGGTTGGCCCAGTTAGCGGGTTACCCCGTTTGGATTATTTGGGTAGTTCTTGCCCGAAACTTTTGTTAGAGCCGCAGCGTACTAACCTTGCGCCATACTCGGAGCAGTTTAATAATGCAGCTTGGCTTACACTCGAAGCAACAATTACCCCAAATGCCATTGCTGCTCCCGATGGAACGGTAAGTGCTGACCTTATTTTAGATAATGCAGTAAGTGACCAACACGCGGTGTATGAAGGTATTAGCACGGGTGCTGGAGTTCATACTTGGTCGGTGTTTGCTAAAGCGCAAAACTTGAACTTTTTAATTGTCAATGCCTTTAGTGGCAGCGACAATAGAACGTGGTTTAATTTGTCAAATGGCACAGTAGGAACCAATGCAGCAGGAAATACGGCAACGATAACAAACTATGGAAATGGCTGGTATAGGTGTAGTGTTACAAGAAGCTATGCAAGCGGAACATTTCTCTTTGTGGCGGCAACGGCTCCTTCTAATGGTGTTTTTTCTTATGTTGGCAGCGGAAATGGTCTTTATTTATGGGGCGCACAAGTAGAACTGGGAGCCTACGCCACCTCGTACATCCCCACATTGGGAGCGAGCGTTACAAGGGTTGCGGATGCTGCTTCAAAGACTTCTATTTCAAGTTTGATAGGCCAATCGGAGGGGACTATGTTTGTTGACTTTGAGTTTAATGGAAAATATGACGTTAGTGGAAATATACCAATTAATGTTTATACTGGAACAACTGAAGCATATATTTATGTAAATAGCTCTGGAATTTTATTTTTAGACTTACTTATTGCAGGAGTTACACAAGCTTCAATAACCACTTCTATTGGCGCAGTTGGTCCCAAAAAAATTGCCTTTGCATACAAAGAAAATGATTTTGTGGGTTATATGAATGGCGTTCAAATAGGAACCGATACAAGTGGGTCCGTTGGTGCAATGGCTAATTTGAATGTTGGCTCATATAGAACTACTGGCTATTTAACTACTGGCGGAGTAAACCAAGCCATACTATTCACAACCCGTTTAACCAACGCCCAACTTGCCGAACTAACCGCATAATTCAACACACGATGAAATTCTTAAAATACGAGTTCACGCCTACCCAATGGGCTACGGCTAAAGCCAAAATTGAAACCACAACTACAAACCCAGAGGGTGAGGTTGTAACGACTTGGAACTCCGAGTTAGTTACGGCAGTCGTTGAATTAGGCTACATCTGCCTTGAATACGGAACGGATGCCGAAGGCAATAAGGTTTGCATCAAGTCCTCACCAAAGTACGCAGTTGACATCCTATGGGCAAACGAGCCAATGGTTGCTTCATTTGCTGCTTATGTGGTATGGCCAGAGCCTTGTGGAGTTCACATCTTCGCAGGCTGGGAATCAGCATACGAGTCAGAGTACTGCGTTGCTAACCCCGATGCACCATACTGCAAGCCTCCAGTACCACCCGTATTTGAGTAACGATGACAAAGGAGTCAGCCGATAGCGTTCTAACGTCTTGGTCTTTAACGGGCACAGGGCTGCTTGTAAGCTACGTTCATCAAGCCTTTGGCCTTGCAGTACTTGTTGCCTCATTGGGCTACACCTTATGGAAGTGGCGCAGGGATTATCTGAAGGACAAAGGTGCTAATTGAGCGCATCTTCGGTAATCCGAAGACTACTCTACTTGGGCTGATTATGATCGGCCTTTGTTTTGTGCTTGTGTTTTACGAGAAGGCCACGCTCACGGAGTTGAGTGCGTTTATGGTCGGTGCGTTTGCACTTATGTTTTTGAAAGACCCAAAAGAAGATGGCAAAGCAACAGGCGGTAAGCCAAAGGATCAGTAAGAGCAAGAAGCGAGGCAAGCACTCCAAGAGTGCATCTGCCAACAAAGCGAGTAAGAACTACTCCAAGCCTTACAAAAGTCAAGGTCGTTAAAATGTGCATTAAGGCGCACTTTACCTGTTAATGTACGTTTTAATGTACATTATGACTACAAATTGTGCAATTAAAGGCACATTAAGCAATATGCAAAAAGCGAATAATGCTAATTCAAATGAGCATAAATCACGCAAAGTGTAAAGTCAAATGAGCATAATGTGTAAAACAGACAACTTTTGATATTAAAAACGTGACCAAGAACTTTACCCTCGCAGAACTGACTGCTACAAAAACAGGCCTTTCTAACGCTTTACCCAAGCATTTGGAACCCAACCTCCGTGCGTTGGCAGAAAACGTCTTACAACCCACGAGAGACGCATTAGGTGCGGTGAAAGTAACGAGTGCATACCGCAGCCCTGCGGTGAATAGCAAAGTAGGGGGAGCAAAGACCTCGCAGCACGTTCAAGGCCAAGCGGCCGACCTAAAGTTTGATGGAGGCAACAATGTGTTGTTCCATTGGATTAAGGACAATTTAGACTTTGACCAACTCATTTGGGAATTTGGCTCTGATACTGCGCCATCGTGGGTTCACGTTAGTTATTCTAATACCAAGAACCGAAAACAAATCCTAAAAGCAGTAAAGCACAATGGCAAAACCAAGTACCTCACCTTTTGATAACTGGCTCAATGAACTCGAAACTAAACCCCAACCGACTTGCAATGTGGACAATCCTGCTGACTGCGACTCTTGCGGCTCTTAGCAGTTGCGCTACTGTGAAACCAGTCCTAGAGAGTGTAGTTGTAAGGGACACGGTCATTGTCACGCAGACAAAGTACCTAACCGACACGCTCGAACTCTACAAGGACACGACAATCTACCAAGACAAGGTAAGGCTTCAGCTTCAGTACATCGACCGAAAGGTGTACGTTGAGGCAACGTGCTTGCCCGATACCATCCGTGTAACTCAAACCAAGATTCTCACGAAGGAGAAGAAGCAGAGGGGATGGACTTTGGAAGGCGCAGCGGTTACGCTTGGGCTTATCCTTGTCGTTGCGTACTTCATCAAGAAGTGGATAGATAAGCTCGTAGAGTAGGTTTATTTGGCTTCTGCTGCACTTAAATACTAAAATGGTATAAGTGTATGCCTTGAGGTATTTGGATGCGTTAGAACGCAACTTCTATTCTTTTTCTTTATTAAGTTTCTTTTTCTTTAAGTTGTTTGGTAAAGTTAAGAGTTGACTAACTATCAACTTAAGTTAACTTGTAAGTTGATTAATTAGTTAAGTTAAGTAAGTTAACTATTCAACTTGTAAAAAAAAAGGAATAAATTTGACATACGCAAGTACTTATGTTAATTTGTAATGATTCTAAATAATGAATGACCATATCTACATTTATTGGGATGACGTACCTTTGGCTAATGACACCAAAGTACTACATCGGCAAGACGTTGAAGATAGAGGCGAAGGATGTGGTGATGGACTTCCAACCAGATAATTACAATCTTGGAACTGCCCTCACCTACCTAATGCGAGCAGGCAAGAAACCGCACAACCCTATCTGCGATGACATCCGCAAGGCCATCGCTCACCTACAATTTGAACTTGAACGCCAAGATGAGCAGCAAACCATTAGCGCAACAAGCGAAGGAAGCCAAACAACAACAAGCCGATATGCAGTACTATACTAACCCTGCCAAACGCAGGAAGATTGACTTCATCTTGGAGGAGTGCGCTACGCTGATGTCTAACTGCGAAGCCACATACAACGCTCGCCAACAGGCGAAATACAAAGAACAAGAGTTACTCGGTGAGATTGCCAAGATTGACCTGCACTTCGCCATCCAATGCGGCTATCTGATACCCGACAACTGAAAACGTACAAGGTCGTAGTCGGCAAGGTTCCGAGCCTAAATGCATTCTACGCATCAAGGCATTGGACAGTCCGCAAAAAGGCTAAAGACTTACATTGCGATGAAGTCCTTGCGCAGCTTTATACTTTTGACTGCGTACCAATTACAGACGTACACATTACCTGCCTTGTGAATTATAGGTATGATGTAGACAATTCCATTATGGCGGTGAAGTTTGCGCTCGACGCATTCAAGAAGTGGGGAGCGATTCGTGATGATAGCCCCAAGTATGTCAAACAAATTAAACTTGTGCATAGCGAAGCCATTGCCAAAGACACCGCAGAAATTATTTTTGAGGGAGTGATTGTAGAATAATTAGTTGTATATTTGCCTAACTTAAAACCAATCAGTTATGACTTTATCTTTTTCTTCAGACGTTTACACCGAAATGGTGCAAGTGCAACAAGCACAAATCCAAGCACTTCAAAACAAGGTACAAGAGCTTCAAGCTCGTATTGATGTATTGGAGCAGCAATCAATTCTATTTATCTAAAACCAATCTATACTATGCCTAAAATTATTTCAATCACCCCCACAGGTATGTGGCAGGATTTACACAAACTCGAAATCCGTTTCGACACAGGGGATTTTGGAACTGCCTTTGCCAAATCACAAACCCCACCCTATGCCGTAGGCGAAGACGTGGAGTACACCAAGAACGAAAAGGGTACGGTGAAAATCCAACGCGCCAATGCTTTTGGCGGTGGTGGGTACACCCAGTCCGCACCATCATCACCTTCATTTGCCGCTAAGACAGATGACCGTTCAGCTTCTATCATTCGCCAAGTGGCGTTGAAGTCAGCGGTGGAGTATGCTTGTGCTGCCCAGCACGATGTGAACACCATCCTCGCCAACGCAGAGACCTTTAATGCTTGGATGACTGGTGCAAGTTCAGCTCCTGCCTCACACGTTGAGCATTTCGCAAATCGCAACGACCCTTTCTGATTGGTTTTTAATTAGGTCGTTGTGTGAAGCCCCTCTACGGAGGGGTTTTTTTATGTCAATTATTTTCCTATATTTGTCAAACCAATTAGAAACAATGATACATCCCGACCTTCTGAGTAACGAATCTTCGTTGCCATACCTACAACGCGCCCTCAAGGGCAAATACTATGACACGGGCAAGCTCGGTGTTTATGAAGTAGATCAGTACCTACGACTCAAAGACGGAGAGTTTGTCGTAGTGGTCGGCCACGCCAACGTGGGCAAGACCCACACGCTGCTTTACCTTATGCTTTTGCAGTCGTACAACTTCGGCAAGAAGTGGCTCATCTATTCTGCCGAGAACGAAGTGCCAAGCCTCAAGCGAAAGTTGATTGAGTTCCTCGTATGCAAACCGATACAAGGCATAGATGAGGGGATGATGTACCGCAAGTTGGACTTCATCAACGAGTACTTCCAATTTATTGACGGCAATCGCCTTTTTACCGCATTCGAACTTCTTGAGGTAATGAGCAGCATCAAGAACGAATGGAACTACACAGGTGCTTTGATAGACCCTTACAACTCCCTATCAACAGACCAAAAGAAATTAGGCAAGACAGGGATGCACGAATACCACTACGAGGTAGCATCTGCCCTTCGGGTGTTTGCTCACACTAACAACGTCACGACAATAGTTAATTCCCACCCTGTAACGGAAGCCCTCCGAAAGGTATTTCATAAAGGACACCAGTATGAAGGGATGGCGATGCCGCCTAATGCATCAGATATTGAAGGAGGGGGCAAGTGGCAAAACCGCTCAGACTGTGTACTTGTGATTCACCGTTTTGCGGCCCACGAAACCGATTGGATATACACGCATATCCACGTTCGTAAGGTCAAGGAGATGGAGTCTGGTGGGCGCATCACGCCCCTTGAGACACCGCTTGTTTTACAGAGCGTGTTGGGTAATGTCGGTTTTGTGATAAATGGGCGTAACTTGCTGCCAATTAAAATGGATGAAACACCTGCGACTGATGTACCCTTCTGATGACTCCCACGACCTATACATTCGCGAGAAGCAGTTGATGCTTGCGGGGACTGCTATGTGGTTAGCGCAGCAAGCAGCAGACAAAGCAAAAGGCAGAGAGGTACAAGATGACATCCTGCACCACGTTATGAGCTGCCATTATGCAGACCTACTCTTGCAGCAGTTTATTGACTACCGCCAGTTCACCGAAGGCAAGATGAACGAGATGTACTTGGCTAACTCCAAGCTGCGAGTTGATGCCGAGCAAATGATCTACGAGATACAACGCCTGCAAGGGATTATTGAAGATCAGCTATGAAGCAGATTCTTTCACCCTTCCAGAAGTACGAATGCTTCTCCGTTGACGGCACAGACTACCTCGTGACCGATGTAACCATAATCCAAGACAAGGATGACAATTTAGTGGAATGGGCAAGTGAGATGAAGTTCAAAAGACTTTCAGACCACAAGCACTACACTATGCCAATCACCAAGATATTAACCAATCACAAAGAGGGCAGGGCTAAACACTGCAAATGCAAATGAGACCATTCGAATTACGCCAATTAAAAGTATCTAAAGAGCAATACTTCGCCCGTCTTGGGTTTCAAGACAATGGAAGCCGAGCGCATAAAGAAAGCACCGCAAGAGCAGCATTCGTTTCCGCATTCCGAAACCACGCAACGCTCCACGAATTGGGTGAGGCCATAGACAAAGACCATAGCTCGGTAGCCTATGCCGTAAGGATGCACAAAGACCGTTTAATCTACGGGGACTATCAGCACTACTACAAGGTCGCTTGCTGCGTTCTTGAAGAAAACCCGATGGCCTGCATTGATAAGCCCGACTTTCAATCTTTAGAATTGGAACTAAATAAACTCAATGAAGTCGTTGCGGAGTTATCTAAATACAAGGAATTGTATCTAACTCTTAAACGCACATTTGATGAATTTTAACGTAGGACTTTACCCAATCTATGGGCTTATCGTAGGGGCTAACTGGTCAAAGACCGACTACCTTGAAGAAGATATTGTGATGCACACGGTGCAATTTGCTCTGTTTGTTGTAATTGTAGAAATCACTTGGGACTCCTCGCAGTATTAGCAAAGCGCCAGACCGATTGGATTCGGATGTGCAAGAGCTTTGGCGCAAGTGATGACCTTGCCCAAGAGCTTGTACAAGAAATGTACGTTAGGTTGTACAAATACGTTGATGATGCCGAGAAAATAATGTACAACGAAACGGAGGTCAACACCTTCTTCGTGTACGTTACGCTCCGCAATATGTACGCCACCCTGATGCGCCAGAGAGCAAGATTTGAATTCGTAGATGTGGACATCCTTGAGGAGTTTATCTACGAGGAGGCCAATGAAGATGCAGAGGTGCAACTCATCCAACTTTACGACAGGGTGTGGTCAACCCAAACTGACTGGCATTGGTACGACAAAAAGATATTTGCACTTTACCACAACACCGATATGAGCATCCGTACTTTAGCGGATGAAACCAAGATTTCAGCAAGATCAATTTTCAACACACTAAAAAATGCAAGAGAGCGAATCCAAGAAGACTGCCAAGACACCTACCAAGCGTACAAAGAAGCCAAGCGGCTTGGGTGATACCATTGAGCAAATCACAACTGCCACAGGCATCAAGGCTGCGGTAGATTGGTTTAGCGAAGCAACTGGCGTAGACTGCGGCTGCGATGCCCGTAAGGAGAAACTAAACAAGCTATTTAGGTACAGGAAGCCTGAATGCTTGACCAAAGAAGAATACGAGTTTGTTGGCAAGATGCGAGGCAGGAACACCGTGACTGCGTTTGAGCAAACGGAAGTGAATAAAATCTACAACCGAGTCTTTAAGGATTCCGTTCAGCCTACAAGCTGCGGCTCGTGTCTTCGTGGTAGGTTGCAGGAGCTTGAGACATTATACAACGCTTATGTCAGTTAGTAACGAGCGAAGGGTGTACTCCAATCAAGTTGGTGACATTACTGCAAAGAGGTTTGTAGAGGCTTGCGAAGCCATTGGCTACTCGTGTGAGAAGTCAGACCGCAACACCGATATCTACGACCACATTGACTACTTCGTTACACGGCTAAACGGAACAACATCCGTAGACGTAAAAGGCGGCAACCATCCCAACACTATCTGGGTGGAGTTCAAGAACGTAAAAGGTGACAATGGATGGATGTACGGCAAAGCCGAGTACATTGCATTTGATATGCCAGAGCTTGGAGGTTTTGTGATGGTGAGAACGCAGGAACTTGCACGGCTATGTGAGCAGATTGTAGAGCCTGTGTTTGTGACAAAGCAAGATGCTACAAGAAAATACTACCAAAGAGAAGGCAGAGAGGATGTGATAAGCAGACTTGAGTTGCCAGACATTCAAAGATTAGTTTCATTCAAAGTTTTAACCTATGCCAATCCCTCAACCCAAAAGTGGTGAAAAGCAATCCGAATACATCCAACGCTGCTTGGAGGCTATCGGAAGCGAGTACCCAGACAAAGACCAAGCAGTAGCAGTTTGCTACACGCAATTCAGAGAGGGCAAGTAGTCCTCTTTTTTTTGTTGCATTGTTGGTAATTAAATTATTTGTTATATATTTGACAAACATTTAATACCAATCAGAATGAAACTACTACTTAAAAACACGGCATACTTTTGCGCTCTTGCGCTGACGTTTTGGGCATACCTATGGACTCTTGAACTTCTTGGGATATGATATTCACATACAACGACCTAAAGTTTTGGCTTGAAGATGCCGATCTACTGCCGCAGTCTTACTGGGATGCCCTTGAGGATTACGACCCCGACAACAAGAACTCGGATGAAATCCTTGCCAAGTTTCTCGGCTACGTTCACGTTGCTGACTTCTACAACTACGAGATGGATATCACGTACGTTGAGGAGACCTACAACGAGGATGGCTACACTAACACCGTAGCCTACCCCACGACATCCATTTATGGAGAAGCCCCCAAGCTTGCCGATGACATCTACACTAAGTGGCTTAATTGGGCAACAACCGTAGCATCAGAAGAATAATTAAAACCAATCAAAATGAAATACCAAACTATATCCCAACTACTGCGAGAGCTGAAGTCGGTGGACATATCTGAATCAATACTCAAAGACATTGAAAACATTGAGAAGGTTACCTTGCGTATTGCCTACCACGATGCCCTGCTTCGTGTTCCCTTTGACCAATGGTATGAAGCAACATTCAAAACAGAAACAAAATGAAAATAATAGAACTACTTGACGGCAGCACTTGGGATATGGAGACAATCCTTGAGAAGATGCACGATGACCAATTTTACTACGGAGTACTTGGCAAGAACGCCCTATCCTCATCTGCTTGCAAGCTGCTTCTGACATCACCAAAGACGTACCATTACGTTACGAAGTACGGCAGCGAGGAGTCTGATGCGTTTGCCGTAGGTCGGCTCGTTCACCTGATGGCTCTTGAGCCGCACAGGGTAGCGGACTACGAGGTGATTGAGGTGCAGAGCAAGAACGCAAAGGCGTGGCAGGATGCAAAGGGCAAGCGCAACCTATGCACCCGCAAAGAGTACAACGAGGCGCAACGCATCTCTGATGCGCTCCTGCGCAACGAGAACGTGCTTGGGCTTATCACAGGCTGCGAGTTTGAAGTACCAAAGATTGGTATGATTGGCGGCCTGCCCTTTAGGGCGAAGGCTGACATCTATGCTGATGGTTTCTTGGCTGACTTGAAAACAACAACCGACCTCCGAGCATTCCCTTACTCTGCAAAGAAGTACGGCTACGATGTGCAGGCGTTCATCTACACCCGATTATTCGGAGTGCCGATTGATAAGTTCTTCTTTATCGCTATTGACAAGGCAAGCCTTGACATAGGAATCTACTCGGTGAGTCCAGAGTTTGTGGCAGAGGGAGAACGCAAGACCCTTGAGGCTATTGAAATGTACAAGCAGTTCTTCATCTTGGGTGAGGACTTGGATTCGTACACAGTTGTTGGCACGTTATGACCGACATCACTAAATGCAGCGGCACGGACTGCCCCCTGAACACAACCTGCTACCGCTATACTGCCCCGACAGGAATGTATCAATCATTCTTTGTTGGCGTACCCATCAAGAACGGGCAGTGCGAATACTATTGGAAAACCAACCTTTAACATAAAACCAATCGTTGCATTTTTTGCAACACCTCAAATACCAACGAATAATGCAAGACCAATTTATGAGGATAGCAATGGCGCAGCTCCGTAGCACCTACCCCTTCAAGCCCCAACGCAGAGCAGTAGCTGCTCGGATGTGGGTGAAGTTTCTTGAGCGCAAAGCGATGGCGCAATGGTTCAAAGACCAAGAGGCTAATTTATGATTAGACCCTTTGTACTTGCGTTCCATAAGCAGAACTCGGGTGTATCACACCACAGGACATTTGCCCCCTTGA